ATCACCAGTTTCAATAGTTTTGTCTGATGAAAGACCTGCGTATGCTAATTGATTACCACCAGTTGAAGCATCCATAACTGCTACTGCTACTACTGTTCCGTAGTTTGCTGTTGCTGTTGGAAACTCGACATCTGCTGAATTAGATGCTGTGTTGCCAGATACAGTAAATGCTACTGTTTGTCTTGCATAAGCACCACCAGATACCTCAGTACCACCACCAGTATCTGTGTTGTCAGTTGTAAATAATGCTAGATACAATGTAGCAGGTGCTGTATAAGCATTACCACCAAATACATGGTCTAGTATTTCTGTTTCTAAATAGTTTGAAAAACTCATCCCATTCCCCTTATTTTAACTGTCAGTCCAGAACCACTTAATTGACTCTTTTCTGACATTTCATTTAATCGGGATACTGCTGCACCATACATCTGTGCCCAGACTCCCACCCTTTCATCTTCTGCTAAATATGGTGCTGAATGTACTAAAGCACCGTATAAATAAACATCAGGTGAATCTAATAATAGCCAGTTATCTGCATTACTTTCAGATAAAGCATCTGTTTTCGCATAATACAATAATTCAACATTTGTAGTTTCGTTTGGAGTTGGATATAACTCGAACTGACTATCTGCATGTGTGTAGTATCTTGGCGTTCCGCTCATATTCTCGTTTCCTGCTCTTTTATCTTCAAGTGCCTTACGAGATATTAAATCTAGTGGTCTTGTGCCACCATCAGTGATATGGAAGCGTATAGTTTCTAACCAATCAGCAGGTATTTGCATGTAGGCATCTCCTGCACTTTGCTGTCCTGAAGCTCTTTTTTCCATCTTCCAATGACGAACATCACGATTAATTTGTGATTCTGCTAATGCTATAAATGTTGGAATGACAGAGGTTAAATCATCTCTGTTTAAAAAATCTGCGATTGCTGACTTTAATTCTGTATATGTTGTTATTGCCATATTAAACCACGCCTTGTAAGTTTCGTTTAATAGGCTCGCCCCAGTTTGTTGAGTTTGGACGATAACCTATTGCCAAATATCTAAACGCATCTGCACCATGCGAATATAAATCATGCCGAGGTCTTAGTCTCCATGTTTTACCATTTTCGTCCCAATCTCTGCTATAGTTTACCAAACAATCAACACCAAATTCAGTTTTTTCTTTATCAAACCAACATTTACCTAGCATTGACCTAACGGCTTGTATTCCATCATCTAGGTTTAACATAGGTGCTATCTCTACATTTTTCATTCCTAAATTATCTAATGTTTCTAACCTAGACATGCCCGTTCCTAGTTCTCTAACTCTAACATCATGCGGTAATATGTGTTTGTCGTAAACATAACCCTTATCTTGTAAGACTTTGACATAATGTTCTAATCCTACACCAGAACCCTCATAATAGTCAATTAAATGCACTTCTGTTCCTACAAATTGAGCAAACCATATTGCTGTTGAATCGCCAACGCCTAAGTCCCATGCCGTAACAACTGCTGTGCTAGTATCATATCTTACGCTTGTTAATCGTTCTTCTTCCCTGATAATACGCATTTCTCTACCATAATACGCACCCTCACTAAATGTTAAGAAGTCGCCTTCCCAGATATGTTCATAAACATCTGGTCTTTTCTCTTTATCTTCTAATCTTTCTTTTTTTAATACATCTGGAAACCATGGATTATCTCGCCAGTTCATTTCAACCATCTTAGCACCAGCAGGTGGGTTTATCCTAAACCTTTCATGAGTTGCTGAGTATTTGCTTTCTGGATTCCATGTGACCCAAATTTCAGACCCTTGTTCACGCACAGTTGGTATAAGTTTTTGCCACGCTGTATCAGAAACATTTTCTGCTTCATCTACCCATGCTAATAATATTCTTGATTTTGATTTGATTGAATCAAGTGAGCGTCTTAACCCTACAAAAGTGTAAGATATATTGCCATCTCTGGAATGAATATACTTTTCACCTACATCATAATAGGCATTGAGCCATGGTATGTTGCGTATCGCTGCTTTTATTTCTTCAAGTGATGAGTCATTAAGCGAGTTCATAAATTCACGCCCACAGACTATTTGACCTTGTCTGCCTGACATACCCCAATGATAACCCCATACCGCAGTCATAAGAGCAAATGTAGTCGTCTTAGCACTACCTCTGCCACCGTAACTGCATCTATATCTGGCTTCCCCTTCGAATAATGCTTGTAATTTGTCAGGAACAGTTATTTGCTGTCTAACTTTCACTATGTTTAGGCTTGACACCTACAATCTCAATAATCTGAGGTTGCATTGTCCCATCGCTAGATGACATATCAAATTCTTGTTTCTCGATATACCCACGAACTTTACCTTTAGTTTTTAGATAGAAGATTGTTGCACTATTATTGCCCTCATTGATTTGTTTATGTAGTTGGCTTTCTGCAAAGTCAAGTGCTACATTATCTAAATCTTTTACGGCTTTAGCGTATTCATCATCTTCTTTCAACCAACGATAATGTGTATCACGAGAGATGTCCACATTCTTACAAGCAGGAGTCACTACACCGAGTGATTTTTCCAACGCTTGAATCATTAATTGTTTTCTTTTGTCCATACCTTTTTTATGTGTCAGATTCTGTCTTATCCTTTTTACCAAAACCCATCAGCGGATAAAAGACTAATGAGTTTCTATATCCCCCTTCATGGGTAGGAATAATGGGTGTTACTCCATGAACATTCCGCCATGCAGGATAAACTAGCATTGAGTTATTACAACTATCAACAGTTGCCCCATAATCAGGGACTGTTGTGCAACCACCCTTGCTGTTTTTTCTCTTTGTTATTATTACATTAACACACTCTTTAATGTTTTGTCTGTCAATGTGAAATGGTGCAGCGATATTAAAGTTGCTAATAGAACTCGTAAATAACTCACCAAATCTCCACTCTTTAGGAACATTCTTTTCTACTGCTTTCTTTTGTGCAGTATAAATACTTGGTGCTAATTTCTTAATTAATTGTTCGCTTTCTTTACAAGCAAGTAGCATTGCTTTAATAAATGTTTGTGCTGACTCTACTGCATGAACACTACTTCTACTAGGATAAGGTCGTTTCATGTGAGGTCTAGGTGGAATACTGCCTAAGATAGTTGAGTATTGTGCAACTGATAGTGCTATGGCTTGTTTACGAGTAATGCCTAGTTTCTTTTGTGTATCCCATACATCACTTCTTTCCATTAAAGATTTAGGCACTCTGTCTGATAATAATTCATTGTTAGCCACAGTTATAAGTTTTTGTAGTTTCTCGCTGTGTTGCCCAATATTGCGAATGTAAAACCCTACTACTTCGCCATCTTCTACAAATAAACAATCTTCTGTGACATTTGGTTCAATATATGGACATTTATCACCGATTCTCGTTTCGTGTTCAACTTTCTTAAGAATATGTGTTTTCATTTAACTTGCTTCCCATACTTTTTGGCAATGCCTTCTAAATCTATCTTAACCTCATATCGGTCTTTAAATTTCTTTAATTTAGCAAAACCATTATATTTCATCAACAATATTTTATTGGCTTCTTGGTCTAATCCTGCTTCATAACTTTCATGCAGACCGCCTTTATTACTACCCATAGCAGGTGCTGAGAAATACATTTGATTAAACTTAACTATGCCATTACCCTTGATAATACAATCAACTAGCATTTTATAATCTTCTTTCATGCCGTTGTCATAATCCCATGTTATCTTCTTAGTATTAAGCAACATAACTGAGGCAAATAATTTTTTGTTAATGCTGTATGGTTTAGTTTCTGACCATGAGTATGGTGCATAACTAACTCCGTATGCTTCAAATGGAAGTTTCTTGGCTTTTTCTAATATCTTTAACCAGATACTGGCATCTTTGTTGCTTTTGTTTCTGCCATTAACAACAACGCCGAAGTCACTAATATCATCATCACACATAACAATCCACTCATGACCTCTTTCCCTAGCATACTTCATCATAAAGTTTCTAACATAGGGAACGCCTTGGTCGGTAGCACCAATGTTTACTTTACATGGCACATCATATAAATCCATCTCTTGTGGCTCAATGAAGTGGATAACCTGAATGCCGACTTTTTCAAATAACTTGTGAGTCTTTGTATTAGGTCGGCTTTTTGTAGGAATATAACAAATCACATTCTTTCTTTTTCTTGTTTTAACTTATCAATTAACCATAAACCGATATACGCTTCTCTATCTCTCCAGAATTTAATTAACTCTTTTGCTTCCTCAAAATGCTCAGGGTTAAACTCAATCTGAATAGACTTCTTGACATTATCAATCATGCTTTCAAGTTCAGCATCAACATCATCAGCATCATCAAGTATTGAATAATCAACATCTTCTGCTATGCCGAATAAATCTAAACCCCATTTCTCTAGCAGTTCAGTATCCCATTCATTGCCTAAAACATCCCAGTCCCAATCACCGAACCCGACATTATCTTTAATGACAAATTCTTTTTGTTGTTCTTCTGTTAAGTTTTTAACTTGAATGACTGGCACTTTCTTTAAACCTAGTTGACGACACGCTTTTAATCGCATGTTGCCACCTAGAACCACCATATCTTCATTAACTATCAGAGGTCTTAAATCTAACATCTGAGGAAAATTCTCAATACTGTTCACTAATTTAGCAAACTTTACTTCGCTGATATTTCTTGGATTGCTATCGTTCTCTATGACATTGTTAATGTCCACATACTTCATTTGTTCTTTTTGCATAACTAAAACGGTATTTCGTCTTCAGGGTCTTTTCTAAAATCTTGCACTTCTGCATCATGACTTGGTTGTGTGCCATATCTAGGGTTTTCTGTTGATGGTTTATAATCATCAATACACATATAGTGCCTACCAGATTTAGCGACCTTTACTTCAACATTAATCCATTCACCTTGCTGAGTGTTTAACCAGTTGATAAATGATTGTTTATTAATACCAAACTTAGTTCTTACAAAGTCTGGGAAATTAGGTGTTTCTTTAGGGAAATTTAACCCTTGTGCAAATATAACTTCTTTTTCTTCCATTATTCTCTCCTTGTTATTTAATTAGAGAGTGGGTTACGCCCACAACTCGGACTGTTTTTTTTAACCTGACGAGGACGGGGAGAACACAAGAAGTTTGTATTGATACCGCCCCCGATTAACATTGGTAGTCAGCCCTGCTAATCTGTTTTAATTTCCATTGCCCACTCTGGGTAATGTTTAATTAATTCGTCAATAATAATTGTTCTACCAGTTGCTTCAATCATTGGGTCATTTATTCTTTTGAACAATGCCCTTGCTTTTTTCTTTGAAGCGTCTAGTTTGCTTTCCTCTTTGCTATCTTCAACACATTTAGCAATAATATCTAGTGAAGCATTAATTTGTTGTTTGCTTAATTTTCTAGGCTCTTGGTTTAATATAGCGTTCTGCACTTCATCTGCTGATGCAACTGAACCCGTCAGCCCCACGCCAAGATTTGCCAACGCTCTACCCCACGCACTTGTTTCACAGTTCTCGATATAACTTGTCTTGTTAATAAAAGTGCTTCCCTCTTTCTCATAA